TGCGATCCCGTCTTCATGATGCATCTGCGTCGTGATCCTGACTTCCGTGAGATCGCCCGTTACGCTGGCGCTCCTGGTCAAGGCATGTACATGGGCAACCCCATGATGCCTAACAACACCAGCTTCTACATGGGTCCCCAGGCTGGTCAGGGTTACTTCCTGGCTGGTGAGCCTGTGATGCCTACTGGTGTTCAGTTCGAAGGCGTTAAGTTCTTCGAGTCGACCAACTTCCCCAGCAAGAGCGTCAACACCTCCTTCGATAACGGCTCCAGCTATGCCTCGAAGGAAGTTGCTCAGGGTTACTTCTTCGGTCCTCAAGCTATCGGTGTTGGTATCGGCGGCCCGAACGCTCAGGTGCTGATCAACAACAACGACGACTTCAGCCGTTTCATCATCCTGATCTGGCAACTGTATGCAGGTTTCGAAATCCTGAACAAGGACTTCGTTACAACTGCCTTCAGCTACCTGCAAGACGACGGCACTGTTTGATCAAAATAGTATTTAACATTTAGGACAAAATAGATGAGCTATTTATCTGCTAAGAAAATCTACCCGGGTAACTGGGCAGAAGCTCTGAACGGTTGGTATCGCAATATCGACACCACAGACGACGGTACTAATAATGCCTCTAACGGCGGCCCCACTTCGGTGTTGGCCGTCCCTGGCTACCGTTACTTCCAGCAGCGCGGCTACGTGGCCGTGGCTGCTACTTCTGGTTCCCCCCTGGCAACCGGCAATGTGATCGTTCCTTCCCCTTATCGGAACGACACAACCCGTCCTGATATCACCGGCATGGTGATCTCTGGCAGCAGCACTCAGCCTGCATACGTGTATCGCACCGCCGTCTCCGTGGCTTCCGGCTGGGGCGACAACCGTGTCTCTTCTGGTGTGTTTGCTGCTACAGGTAACGTCATCTCCTTCGGTCGCGATGACAGTGGTCCTACCGCTGCTTCCGGCGTTGGTGAAGCCGTGATTCAGGCAAACCTGACCTCCACCGTTTCTGGTGACGCTGCTACCAAGATTTACTTCGCTGGTGGTAGCCAAGCTTTCGGTGAAAACCCCTTCATCACCGCTACAGGTGCTGCAGGTGTTTCTGGTGGCATCGTGTACTACGAAGCAACCGCCGCCACCACCATGAAGGTGTTTGCGAAAGGTACTGCTAACGGCACCAGCACTTCTGGCGGTATTTATATCTCCGATGCTGACTCGAACGCTGGCCTCACCGGTTACCTGGTTGTGGAAATCTGCTACATCCAACCCGATGACGCTCCTGGCTACGAGGACATCGAAGCCTATCTGCCTAACCGTACAGTTAGCTGAATAAGTTAAACTAGGACCAGAAGTTAACTCTGGTCCTTATGCTTTATCAGCACAAAAAAACAGGCGCTAATGTAAAGGTTGTAAGCGAATGGGATAACGGCGATTGGTTCATGGTTGAAGACCAGGATGGTCGCCTTTTCACCGCTTACAAAACTGAATTAGTTGCTGACGAAAGCGCAACTAAAAAAGTTAAAGCGCTCCAGGTTAAAGATAAAGCCGCCCAGGAGGAACCTCGGTCGTTTCCCCCCGATACCCGATTGAATATCAACGGTGCAACTGCACAGATGATTGCCGATCACATTAAAGGTATTGGAATGAAGACTGCCCGAGAGATCAAAGATCTTCAGATGTCCTTATCGGGTGAAAGGTTTAGCTCTCTCGAGCAATTGAAACAAATTAAACGAGTCGACTGGGATGCTGTTATTTCTGCAAACCTAATCCGAGTGTAATAAGTTTCATCATTAAACCCCTGGGAAACCAGGGGTTTTTAATTCTAAAATAAGAAGATAAGAGTCCTGTGTTCTGGGAATACTTAAACTTATTTTTCACTGTTGCTACTTCTGTTGTAATGGCCTATACTCCAATCCGTTCAGGTTTTACTGGCCCCAGTGCAAAGATTGGAGGGTCAAGTGATTATCATATTGACTTAAAAATGCTGGAATCGCTCCCCATCGGGGAACGTGTCAAAGCGGTTGATTCATTAGCAAAAAAGTATGCATCAATTGGACGTGAGATTGAGTTCTCTAATCAAGCAGTTGCAGGCCAACGCTGGAACCCAGAGGCCGACTTAGCAACACGGGTTGACTTACTCAATCGAGCAGGTGCTGCCCACAGTAAACGTCCTGGCTGGCAGTCGTTAGATTTTTATGTCCCGTTTAAAGGCAAAAGCCGTTTTGATAAAGGCGCTGTAGAAGATGCCTCAATCTTTTTACCTGGAGTAGCAGGCGGCAGTGTTCGCCGTGGTACTGCTAAAGACTACGGATATTTCTCTGAATCCCTGGATCCCAAAGGCAATGTTCTTTTCCGTGTTGGTCACGGGAACATTGATCGTCCGGAGGCTAATGAAAATATGGTAATTTCTCAGTTACCTCAGAAGCCTTCTGCTCCTCCTCTGCAAGAGAAGGTTTCGTCACAGGATAATCTTGCAGCTTATCGCCAAGGTTTATTTGATGCCCTTGGAATGACAAAACCGCAAGAAGAAAAGAAACAAAAACCTTCATTAACGCAGTCTTTATTATCTGGTGTTCTTGCCAATGCGTTCCAGGGTAATCCTTTTATGCGTAATTACATGCAGCAAAATCCTTACATGCAAGGCAGAACTCAATCAACCACTGATTTCTTATCAGGACTACTTGGTTGATTACTGCAATCTATAATTAATTGATGACAGAGAATTATTGTGCAGCTCTCTGATTTTGACAAAAGTAGAATTAGGTATCATTTAGGGTACTTTACTGTTTCCGTGCCAGCAGGTGATTATGCCCGCCTGGAAGAAGCAATGAATACAGTACCTGATTCTTATTTCTACGATAAGATTACAATTCAGATTGGCAGGTGTGACACTGCCGAGAAGAAGACAGAGGTTGCAACTTCTCCGTCGACTCGCCTGGAAAGTATTGTTGGTGACGTTGATCGTACCATCCGATCAAGCAATGCCAAGGAGGCATTAAAAGTTTGGGATGAGATTTACTTGTACGAGACAAACCGTCTTGCAGGTATTTTGTACGTTCCTAACTACAAAGATCCGCTGCAGGCAAGATACCGTTTTGAGCGTTCTGGTGCTGAATTTATTCAGGCACTCCCTGGTCCTGCCGACACCGCCGTTGGTTCCCGTATTTACTTAAGAGAGGTTTGCCGATAATGCCTAACCAAGATTTTTTAGCGAATTTTCTTTCAAATAGAACAACTTCAGCTGCCCCCAGAAACTTAAAGTTCCTCTCTGATGCGGCTGGAAACGTTTTATCACGTGTCATACCCCCAGGTGTGAACTGGGGAGGATTACCAACAAGTTTTCTTAGCGAATTAGATCGAATTAATAAGATGTCTCCTGGAGCAGCAAAAGAAGCTGCTCGTACAGCAGCAAAAACAACCTTAACGCGTTCAGCAGTAACGCCTCCCGTAAGACCACCAATTAGTGCTGCTGGACCAGGGGGAATGCTTCGTGCACCTGCTTTAAATACACCTTCAGCAGCAGGGACAATTCTTTCCCGTGGTCCTGTATCTCAGATTCCAGGTAGCCCCGTTCAGTTCGATCCCGCTTTACGTCGTCAATTTGGATGGACGGGAGGAGCTAGACAGGTCGCTGAAAAGCTGGTTCCACAAGGAAGCGCAGTATCTGCACCATCTATTAAGCCTAGCTTTGCTATGGCTAAGGAACTAAGAGCCGTTCCAGGGGTTTTAGCAAACGCTGGAGGCGTCTATACTGGCTGGGAACTTTTTAATCTAGGAAGAACAGGAAGTCTTTTAGATAAAGCTTTAAATGCTATTCCAGATACATCAGATCGTGATCTGGGAAGAATGTCATATGAGGCATTGAAAAAGACTGGTGGGCAAGCTATGAATGAAACATCTTATATCGCAAATGAATTATTGCAAGGAAGACTACCTTACTCTTCGACTGGATTAGCACCTGTTGCTACGACAACTCCAGAGCGTCCAATTGCAAATCTTCCTCCTAATTACAAGCAAACTGAATTAGAAACAGGTGCAGCAGCGGAAGCTTTCCGCTCGGGTGCAGGTTTCCCTGGTCAGCAGTTATTTGTACCGGTTGTCCCTCAACTTTCTCCAGAAGAACGTGCATACAATCAAGAACGTTCACGTATTGCTCAGTTAACATCTGCTACTCCAGAAGAGCGCAGCAAACTCCGCGATGAAGGAATGAGAATCTGGGCAGATAAATACCGTAATTTAGCCAAGGACGTAAAGCCAGGTCAGTCTGGCTATGAGGTCATTCAACAGGTGTTAAATAAATAAATAATGGCAAATTTTGCAGACTATATCAACTCTGATTATTTACCGGGTCAGGTACGTCGCGCCACCTACGGTGACGCTTCGCCAATGAATGTTCTTGAATATAATTTACGTAAGAAACTAAAGTTCCAGCCAAAGTCAAATATTGCTGGTAAATATCTTGAAGAGTTCCTGGGGCTCACAACAAACCCAGATGGTTTTGCACAACAAGCTTTCCAGCTTCCAGCTGAATTTAATGCCTTTAGCAAAATGGGCCAATACGCTGGTTGAACCCTTTAACTTATAATTATCTAAAGCAACGGTAAAAATAGTGTCCTCTACCTCAACAAACAAACAACCTGTATTTTCTGATCGCCCACTGTTTGATGCAGTGCGTGTTACAACCCAGACTGTTGGTAGTGCTTCCAGCAATACTCTGTTCGTTCAAGGTGGTCAGGCTCCGTCCATCCTGGTAGACATGGATGCAGAGCTGAGTGAAGATAACAACAATGGTGGTGTTGTTGACTCTATTACGATTGTTCGTAACGATAAGTACAGGGATGCTGATTACACAGTCAACACCACGACATCTGGCGATGTCATCTCTCTGAGCAGTGGTCAGATTGTTTTTATCGCTGAAACTGGTGTACTCGCTACGGCAGCCGAGAGTGGCTACGGTTACTACACATATACAGGCGCAACAACACTGACAGGTGTTAATACAGATTTAATTTATTCAGGTGGTATTGGTAGCGGGTTTACTTACAACGGTGTTGCTTACGGTGATTTACCGGCAGCTACATTTGTTTTCTATCACACCCGTGGTACCACCACTCCGATCCCTGCAAGCGGCGACTATCGAGTTCTCTTCTCGAAGACTGTGCCTGCCAATAGTGGTCAAGTCGATTGCTCTGACGTGATGCCTCAGCTGGCATATCCAATGCCCAGTGCAGGTAATACCGCTGGTTTAGGTTCAGCTTCTCCACTGCGGAACAAAGGTATTTACCTTGAGCGTGGTGACCGTATCTACGTTGGTGTGTTCCCTGACGGTCCCAACGTTTCTGGATATACAGCTGGTGCGCACGTTTACGCACAAGGCGGATTCTTCTAAACCATGGCGAAAAAGAGTGGAAGCTCTTTTGGCAGTTTTAACCGGGCGGAAAAGTTTGATCTCCGTCCGGTAGTTCCTATTGACACTGAGTTTTCTAAAGGTTCTGTACCTGACTCTCTTTATGCGTCCAACCGTGCGTCTGCATGGTCTCGCTGGAGAAGAGGGTATGAAATTGCAACAGCTTCCATTTACGACAATTCATACGACTATCCTTTCACATACGCAGTCCCTGTCCCCCGTGGAACTCCGACAACCACTGGAAACCCCCCAACAATTCCTGGTGTCTTCAAAGGGTTCCCCACGACAAATAAAGAATTTGGTATGCACTGGGCTGGCATACGGGTGGCTGGCAGTTTACGCTTTGACAATGTTGTCGATAGTGGCGGCGTCCGTGCTTCTATTGCTTCTGTCACTGAAGACGATGACTTCTGGTACGTTCAATTAACAGGTTCCTGGAGCGTTACTAATCCATTACCACCTCCGTTGTATGTGGCGATACCGGGGGTGCCAGGGGGACTCAAAGCTATCAATGGTGAGATATTAGAAGATCGTGTAATCAATCCTGGTGATCCACCGATTACACGCGATACGATCGATCCAACAACTCAAAAGAGATATGGGTACGTGCAAGCCGTACTGGAAGACACTAATCCATTTACAGGTGTTTTAAAACTAAGGAAAGCTGGCTCTGTTGAAGCAACACCAGACCGAGCATTGGTTACCCCGGCAACCAGGCCACCAAACGTTGATCGGTTCTTTATTACAGGAACTCGTTACTGTTGTTCCTGCCAAGACTTTAATCGTCGTGATTACTCTTTTATGACATCGTTAAGCACGGTGTCAGATTCACTTGCCAAAGCTTTTCCACGCACAAATCTTTCTGCATTAAAGCCAGGGCGTTACGAGATTATGACATTGAGCGGTGTTGTTGATAATAGTGCTATGACAAATGCAACGGTTAATCGAGATATGGAGATCGTTTCTCCATCACCTGCATATAACGTACCTCCAACTGTTACACCAACCACCTCGACCGTCCCTGGAGCAGCACGAGACAATCCAGGTGTATTCAGAGATTTCGGTGGAATGTATTTAAGGAGTACACCAGATCCATCAGTACCTGGTTCTAAGGCAGAAGGGATGCCCTCTTATGCGGATTATGCAGCTTCTGGAAACGTCATCACGTCTTTAACAGACGTTTGGACACCGCTTTTAGATGAAGTTAGATACTGCAAGCATATCTATGCAATGAAGTATGAGGAGGGAGTATTCCCACCTGAACCGTCTGATTTTCCGGTTGGAATAGGCAGCATGGCAGCCTGGGAACAAAAACTGGTTAAAGATACTGAAAAACAACAAGCGAGTGCCAAAGCTGCTGCTTTGCAACGGGGTGCATTGTCAATGATGGATGTACCTCCGTATAACTGTCAGGCACCAATGATGATGCCAATGATGCAAAAACTATTTAATATTCCATCTACTTTTGTAAAGATGGATGGATTTACTATGATCGATAAGAATGGGAAAAAATACATCCCAGCTTCTGGCGAATTACCAAGTGTTTGATTATGCCCGAGTTTGGTGACGTTGTTGATTCAAACTTTATTTATTCTTCTGGTCAAATTGACGGAAGGATTTATGGCGACAGCGCCATTTCATACAGCGGAAATCCCACTGTTTACCACGTAGGAGATGTAGTACATTTGCCCTACCAATCTGGTGAGCGATCAACCATAGAGGCGGTTGGGCTTGCCTGGCAAGCTTTTGCGACGGGCGGTGTTCCTGAATAACATAAATCTATAATAAATCTTAATGAGTCTTATTGGACTTATTAAGCAATCCTTTCGCTGTTGCTGCCAATACCCGCCTTTGTATAAGGTGCAGGTATCAAGGCAATACAAAATCATGACCCATCAACCTCCGATTGATCAGAGGATTATTGACGAGTACTTCCAGTTGGCTACTACTCGAAAGAACCGGGACGTTGGCTGGCTTTACGGCATGGTCGCCACCTACGGCATCAAGCCAGAACAGCTATCAGGTTTCGAGTGGGGTCCAGATAACAGCATTTTTATTCCGAGCAGAAAACGACCTATTCGTCCCTTCCATTCCCAGTGGGTCTTCCTGTTTAATCTCAAAGAAAAACAGCCCTGCGAATTGCAAGGCTGCTGGAAGTCCCTTTGTTCCTCTCTGTATAAAGCGATGGCCTATCAGGACATTGAATTAAATGTCACTGATCTCCTTCTGGCGCATCGTTTACGCAAGACCCATTCGAGTCAGTTCAAGCAGCCAAAGGCATCATCCCTTGTTTTTGCAGGTGCTTTTTAACTGAAACAGTGTTCCAGCGATAGCTGTCGCGAGAACGGGTTTCAGGGAAAGCGGCGAAATGTGGGCCGAGCTTCAGGGTGCCGTCGTCCCGGTACTTGAAAAGAGTCTTGCGGTCAATGCCAAGAACTTCTTCTGCTTTTTGGACGGGAACCCAGTGAGCGGGCTTGGACATGGCGTGGAATAACGCGTGCAGATATAACGTAATTAGCTTTGCCACCTTGTCAAGCGGCTTAAGGCAAATTTAATCTCTTTATTTTTGACGTAAAGATATGTGGGCAAATTAAAATAAATTAGCGGCAACTAAAGAGTATGTTTAACAATGAGCGAGAACCTCTTGCACTCCTCATTGAATTAACTCCGAAGTTAGCCAAGAAAAGATATCGAGAATCAATATATGACGCCTGGGACTGTAAATGTGGTTATTGCGGAGACGATGCAACGTCCCTTGACCATGTCATTCCCCGTTTCCGTTCTGGCTCAAGCAACCGAAACAATTTAATTCCTGCTTGCAGGCGTTGCAACACAAACAAAGCAAGCGCCAAAATGGAAGAATGGTACAAGCAACAAGAATTTTTTACTCAAGCTAGGATGGATAGAATCAATGCTTGGGTCACTCAAAACGAAGTAGACCTTTGTACGTTACAGAATTCTTTAATACCATCAGTCGCATAACATGGGCGTTTCATACGACGTTATCAATAAGGAGTGGTCATTTACACCTGAATCAACCTTAAGTAGAAGAAGTGTAAATTATCCTGGAAAACGTTATATGAACGTTTCCTGGGATCAAACCACTGGAAGATATTCTTCGGGACCAAAAAATATCAGGGCAAGTGTATCAACCAGTCCAGATGGAGGGGCTAATAAAAGTTTTGAAATTCCTCTCGAGTGGGGTGGTTTTCCTTCCTACATGGACCGATTACGCGGTCATTTAGAAAATAATTTAGGTAAGACTATTGCATACAGCAGCGCAGTTCAGTCGGCTGCAAACAATTTTGGCAGAGAACAACCAGGCATTGAAAGACAGCTAAAAGAAGCAAAAGATAACGAGAGAATTAACAGAGACATCATTGATCCATATAACAGACAGGTTGAATCGACAAATAGACAGCTTCCTCAAATTGAAGCAACAATTAATAGAACACAAGGAGATGATTATGTTGCCCAAAGAGAACTGTTAAAACAATATGGCGTTGCTGGTTTAGAAGATAACTTCAAAGCTTTTTATCTAACGGAAAAGCTTCAAGAGTGGGATCCAAGTCTTGGAGCAAAACCTTTATATGGTAATTTTGATTCCAAGTATTACCAAGATAATAACCTTGGGGCAGTACAAAAATGGAATGAAGCAGTTGCCAATGACGATTTAGACATAACAGCTAGATACGGAAAGGATGGATACTACCTCTGGCACTACACAAACATAGGTCAACAAGCTGGTGCCAGGGGTAACGCACCAGAGGCTACAGAGGCTGCTACCGAGTATTACGAGAAACCAACCGATAAAGACTTCGAAGACGCCAGGACGCTCCAGCTGGGCGTCGATATGAACACGTCTGACGCACGTCTTCTAAGTGTTCCATATATCCAGGAGCAGTTTGAGGCTGCGTTGAACGGAGATCCTTATTGGAAGCAGATGGCAAAGGATAATTATTTATCCATTGACACTGAAAAACCAGATGAATTTGCTGCTCTCTTTAGGCTCTCTCAACGGGATGAAGACAAACAAGTTGCGTTTGATCTCAACTTAAACCAAGGGTATGGCATTACAGAACTAGAAGATGCCATCAACCAGGCCGTCGGTGAGAAAGCAACGGTCGACGTTAAACGCTTTGGTGCTTTAACTCAGAACGTGTTGAAAGACACGATTGCTGAAATGAAAAAAGCTAAGGCAAAGGAAGAGAACTTGGATCTCTTAAGAGGCTTTGGTGGCTTCGCAGAGATCATGGATATCAATAAAACAATTGCTAATTCACTGATTAATGACACCGGAATTGGCGGTGTTTATGCATTGACGGGTGGTGGTCCATCTGAAGATGATTTAGAAGAACAGCTTGA